ATTTTCCAAGGCTGTTTCCAACTCTGTTTTTAGAGTGGAACGAGCAGAAACCTTTTGCACAAGATTTTCATAATACTGCTCGTATTGCCGCGAAGCAATCTCGGCTTGCACCAAAGACATCAGCGCATCGGTCGACAAAGACACCTTGTTGGCAAGTTGATCGTAGGAAAGAGAGAGTCCGGGAACTTCGGTGTTCAGAGCGCGAATGATAGCAAGAATTTCTTGCTGTTCAGATGCAGCCACGTTCGTTTGTTGCGTGAGTTCGTCAAGACGATAAACGAGCGAAAGAATGCTCGCACTCTCCTTCTGCACCTCTGCAACTGCTTTTGCGTGTTCTTGAACCATCGCGTAATAAGAGGACAAGGACTCGTCAAATTCCTCGCGATACTCTTCCATTGTCTGCTTGCTTTCATCGTATTCCGAACGCAAACTTTCGATTTCCCAAGCAAGCTCCTGTGCTTGATAGGACGTGTCGCCGTAAAGCTCGCACGTTCTTTCGTATTCGTCGTTCAGAGCTTCAAGCTCTTGCTTTTGCTTTTGAGAGGCAGCAGTCAGTTGCTTGGCGGCTTCCTCTTCTTTCTTTGCCGCATCGGCAGCAACACTTGCATAAATCGCAATTCCCGCAGTTAGAGCTGATACCGCAGTTAAAATAAGTCCGATGGGGTTAGAAGCCATTGCCGCGTTTAAGCCTGTTTGAGCCGCTGTGGCGGCATTTGTTGCGGTGGTTTGCGCTACTGTGGCGGCGGTCTGTGCGCCTGTTGCAACGGTTTGTTTTGCCGTTAGAGCCACGTTCAGAGCCTTGATTGCGTTGGCGGTTTTCTTGATGGCGACATATCCACCGTAGATACCGACAATCGTAGCAAGTTCAAGACCGAGTGCAACGAGAGATTTTACGACAAAAGGGTTTTCCTCCGCAAACTCTGTCATTCCTGCGAGCATATTGTTCCACAGTTTGAGAGCTGCCGTGATTTCGGGAGCGAACTGTGCGCCGATGGTGTTTTTCAGCGCGGTCATATTATTGTTTTGGATTTGGAGTTCATCGTCAAGCGCCATAACGCTCGCAAGCATCTGTTCGTCCATCACATAACCGGCTTTTTCTGCCATCTCCGCATATTCGTCCATAACATCGGAGCCTGCCGCGATAAGAGTATTGATTTGCTGTGCGCTTCGTCCAAGAAGCTCCATAGCAACCGCATCTCTTTCGCTCGCATTCTCCATATTGCCAAGAGCATCAATAACATCCCAATAGACATCTTCGCTATCACGCAGAGAGCCGTCACTATTGACAACGGAAACACCGAGCTTTGCATATGCTTCCGCATAGCGTTCCGTTCCACTCTGGGCCTCGGACATTGCACGAACATTCCTTGACATTGTCGATGTGAGCGTCTCCACGCTGACATCTACGAGCTCGGCCGCATAGTAGTATGCCTGCAGGTCTTCTGCCGCGATACCGTACTGGACAGAAACGGTACCGATTTCATCACCGAACGATGCGGCGCCGACGATACAATCACCGTAGGCTTGGTAAATTTCTTGTAATCCTTTTGCAATGCCGGCAGAAATCAGCGCATCACCTACCAAAGCGAATGCGTTTGAACTAACGTCGCCAAAGCTCTGTGCTTCTTCTGCCGCTTTTTCTTCTTTGGCTTGAAGATCCGAAATTTCGTCCCCAAGCCTCTTGGCTTCAGCCGAAAGGTTACTGGTGTCGACACCGGCTTGTGACAGAGCCTCCCCCATATGCGAGACGGTTTGGCTTTTTTGGTTTATTGCCGCCTCGGTCTGTTCGATGCGCTGTTTTAATTCAAGCTCTTTATTTGCAAGAGCCGAGTTGTACTCGCCCGATGCCTTCAATTCTGTTTGAATGTTTTGTAATTGCTGTTGATACACCGAGAGCTTGTTTTTCAGCGCATCAACCGATTGTTGCTGCTTAACGTAAGAGGAAATATCCGATTGGAGCTTGTTGAGCGATTGGATTTCCTTTTGCGTTGCGGCAAGTGTCTTTTGAGCGGAGCTGAACGTACCATTGAAATTTTGCCCCAGCTGTGCGCTCAATTTGAATAGCATATTGTATTCTTTTGCGTCTGCCATATACTAATCTCCCGTTTTAATTGATTGCTCCTTTATATACTTGTTAAAATATCTTCGACACATCATTTTTACACAGTCTGCTGTTAAATTTCTTCTATATGCCACAGATTGCCACGATTTTAATTTAACGCAGCGCTCCATAAAAATGTCTTTTAGATATTTATCCGAAATACTGTCAAAAAAAGCTTGAATTTCCGCTTGCTTTGTTCTGGACCATGTAAGCTGTGTATAATACCCTTGTAAGCGTTCCTTTTCAATATCGCTTAAACAATTGCAGGATTGGAGCTTTTTAATACGTTCCTCATAGCATTCAATCAATTTTCCAAAATAATAAAATTCTGTGACATCTTCATACGTAATCATTTGCACCTACTTGCGTAATAATTTATTTTCCCTTATTGCTCAATAAGCGTATCGCCGATTATGAATGATCATAGCCAACGATACGCATATTTTCTTACAGAGCAATGGTAGATACCATACTCTATTTTTTCCCTAACAGTGCTTTGACTAATGCTTTTGCATCTGCCCGTCTTTTTTCGTTAATGGAATAACTTTTATATTGATTTGGAGAAAAAGATGCCGATGCGAAACGTGCAAAGTTACTGTTATTAGAATTCACACTTGCAATTGATTTGGGAATTGTACATTCATGAGGAACGCGGATTGTTCTACCATTTACAAAGAGAGCTTTTCTGTCGGCGCTTGCCGCGATTTCAAGCGGCTCTGCGTCCTCCAACAGTTCGTCTGCAAAGCCTTTTTCTACGGCTTCCTTGCCTGTCATATATGTCGTTTCCGACATCATATGAGAGATAACCGTGTCAGAGAGCTTGCATTTTCTGCTGTAAATGGAAACCTGTGCTTTATCCCACGCATCGTTTTGGTCTGCGAGGTTGCGGAGTTCGTCGGCATTGTAGCCTCCGAACAGCCTGCACCAAGCCTTGTGGATCATAACAAGACTTGACGGATTTACCTTTACGTTGTCGCAAGCGCACATAATCAAGGAGCCGCCCGACATAGCTACACCGTCAACGATGCAGCTTGTTTCAACGCCGCTCTGTGCAAGCTCGCGAATGCGATTGTGAATAACGATAGAAACGCCTGCATCACCGCCGTAGCTGTTCATACGGAGCACAAGCTTTTCACACCCCGAAGCAACAACGGTATTGAGGTCTTTGAGGAATTCATCCTGGATAATGTAAGAGCCGGGGATAGGGTCTCCTGTCCACCAATCTATCGGTTGGCTTTCCACGATGTCCCCGTACATAGTGATTTCAGCAACATCCCCGCTTTCGTTCACCATAGCATAACAAGCGCGGCGAATGTTGATCGGAGCAAATGGTTTATTCATTTTGTTGAACCTCCTGTGATTTTTTATTCAACCACATTAGCTGCATAGATGTAAGGGCAGTAGTGCTTAGGCGCCGCGAGAGGTCTTGTTCCAAGGCGAATCCTGCGAATATCCTTATCTTGATCGACCATGAATTTGGGTACACGTTTGGCAGCATAGGTGGTATAATCAACAGATCCATAGTCGATCTGGGTGATTTGACCATACATCATATGACCACAGCCGGGGGCGGTTAGCATAGCAGCGTTTGCAGGAAAATATTTCTGCTCGTTGCCGTTTTCATCCTCGTAGTTTTCGTCGACACTAATGAGGTTTAATTTATGTCCACCAAAGTTGAGCGTGCCCATATAAACAACACCATCGTATGCGCTGAGTTCTTCCTCAACTGTACCGATATAAATGCCACTGTCTTTATTTATAAGTCTGCGAACCTTCTCAATTTCAAGAATGGCATCGGCAACATTGGAACCAAGTACAAGATCAGCGGCAGGCAAACCGCGATTGGAGAGCAAACGGCACATATTCTTAACATCGCCAAAGAAATCATTGCCTGGTGCGTTCCACTTAATAGCTACAGTGTACTCATGCTCGGAAAACTCACCATCGTAGTAACGAACACGAAGCAAATCACCCTTGGTATTGGCGTCAATATACTCCTGCATATCGCAACCGTTGTTGATCATTGTTTGAACTGCCATCCATTCCTCGCGACGAACGATACGAGCATCAAGCTCCGCAAGATCTTTCAGTTGAATTCTTGCTGCTCGTTTGGCTGGTGTGTCCTCATGATAAAGAGCATCACCAAAGCCTCTCTTTCTGAGATCATCGAGAGATAGGATTCTGGAAAGCGCGATGTACGCAGGCTGAATTTCGTGGATTTCGTAGCCGGTACGACCTACGGCAATATCGCCGGCGCGGGGCGCTACGATAGGAGCCATCTGACGATCGCCCTTCTGATACTCAGCCAACACCTTGTCAGCGGCGAAGATGTCCTCGGGAGCTGTGGGAAAATATCTGTCTTTGAAGAATGTCTGACGAGGCGTAATCTCTTCTACGAGCGCCTGCAGATAATAACTATCGAAAATATTTATTTGCATTGATTTATCTCCTGTTTTTGATTTTTTGAAAACCATATGGTTTTTGTTAGGTTATGCTTAGGTTTTTGTAATTAAAGAGAAAAGAAAGAAGCAAAGAAAAGAG